AGCGGTCTCAGCAGGCCGAGCGTCACGGGTTGGCTGTGTTCCATGGCGGCTGGGAGGTTGGCGGCGGGTTGATGTTCGAGGAGTTTGAGCGACGCACCCACATCATTGACCCGCCGTGGGGTGACAACATCGCGCCGGAGGGAGCCACCCTGTCCCGATCGTGCGACCATGGCGAGACGAGCCCGATGGCCTGCTCGTGGATTGCCCTGTTCCCGCCGAACAATGAATATGCCAAGTTCGCCTTTGCCGTTGTCTACCGCCTCCACTACGAGGAGGGGCAGCGCATCGCCCATCACGCCCCGGCGATCATTGAGAAGTCTGGCTCCACCCGCGAGAAGGTGGGCGTTGAGCGGGACGAGGATGACGGCGTCACATTCGACGTGTACGAAGAGGTGTTCGGTGTGGAGCGGTATGAGGCCACGCTGATGGACCCCCGCTCGTGGGCCATGCCCGCTAACGGCATCCCCATCGCCTACATTTATGCGCGCCACGGGCTAGAAACTGAGCAGTCCCCCGGAGACCGCAACTATTCCGAGGGCGGGAAGCGCGGGCAAAACGACTGGCTGCGCGACTGGATGCACATAGACCGCAACCTCGAACACCCGTTCCTGCGCAACAACGACGGCTCTGCCATCATGGGGAGCCCTCGCATATTCCTCTGCGACGTCCCATGCATGCGCCCGCTGGTGGATGAGTTTGAGTCCTACCGCCGTGGCGACAAAGACCCCGAGCGCCCCGCCAACGGGCAGGCCGACCACGCCATTGACACCTTGAAGTTCTGGGCCGCGCAAGAGCCGCAGCCCGCAGACATGAGCGCACACGACGATTTCGGTGATGACGACGAGGATGATGGCTGGGCGCCCCTATCCTCACGCACCGGATATTAAGTGTTGCATTTTTGCAAAAATGAGAACACCCTTGCGAGGCGGTATGGACCTTCCTGTTGTAGAGCCTGTAGCTGAAGATGCGTTTGTGATCCATCTCGAAGATGGGCCCAAGCCTGTTAGGGTTCCGGGCCACAGGCTGTACGTCCGCAAGAGGCGGCGCCATGACGAGTTTGAAGGCGGACCGATTCTGCGCCCCGATTGGGCGAAGGAAGACACGGTCTTGTGTGATGTGCTCGCTGTTGGCCCCGAGGTTGGAAAGTGGCGAAAGAATCCGCCGAGGGATGCAGACGGAAATCGTTTGCCGAGGATTGTGGATCGGGTGACATTGGGTTCACTTGTCGCATTCCCCGCATATCATCCCGACAAAAAAGTCATATGCCGGAGTCCGTATTGCAGGTACGACTTCTTCATTGACGCGGGCGTTGCAGAGTTTGAGGTGATTGAGGATGAGCGAAACAGCGAGTGAGAATAGCATTGTGCTCCCCGATGAGTCTGTAGCCCCAGAGGTGGGGAGCGGCCAAGACTACGTTGATCTTCCCGACAATCTGGCGGGAGACGAAGAACTTGCCAAGCGCATCAGCAACGTCATGTGGCGAGACTGGCAGAGGTTTGACAGTCAGGAGACGCGTCGGCATTGGGTTGATCGCATCATCGACAACGACCGAATGTACCGCTGTAGCGACAAGCGGGTGAGCGGGAAGGCTGCTCGCCAGACGGTGAGCAACGTCACCGACACAGGGTTCCGCCGCCGCATCGACACCATCCACGCCAACGAGATGAGCGTCCTCATTCCCGACGACGGGCTTCCGGCCTTCTACGAGGTGGGGCGCGCTGACGATAGTGGGTCGTCCGGCGAAGAGGCTGAGCGGGTCATTGATGACCGCAACGCGCTTGAAGTTCACTATTGGGAAGAAGACAACCGCGTCGCCAAGATCCGCGCCGCCAACATGAAGACCAACAAGGACGAAAACTGCATCGTCTCTATGGAGTGGTGTCGCGAGGTTCGCACGGAAACGGTGCGCGTTGTGTCCGAGCGCGACCCAGAGACGGGAGAGCCTACCAAGTTTTCGTTTGAAGAGACCACCGAGCCAGTCAAGGATTGCCCGAGCTTTGACCTCCACGACCCCAAGGACGTGTGGTTTGACACAACGGTGAAGGATGCGCAACAGACGCCATGGATCAAGCGCCGCGACGTTCTGCTTGATGAGCTGTATGCGCAGCAGGAGGCGGGCAACATCGCCAACGTCGGAAAGATTACGTCCAAACAGCTCGCCGACGGGCACGACATTTCTGAGGCCGACCTTGAGGATGAGCGGAACCTCAACGCGGGTCAGGCCACGACGGACGACGAGCCGAACGGCCTCATCCGCATCTATGATTTCTGGGCGCGTCTCCCGATTGACGACAAGGGCAAGTGGGCGCCGGGCAAGGTGCTTCCTCGCATCTTCTGGTGCACGTTCGCTGGCCGAATCGACGGGGAGAAGGTGCCGCTGCGCATCCAGAAGAACCCCTACAACCACGGGATGATGCCGTTCCTAATCTTGCACAGCCACCGCGATGACCGGGGAATCATCCACGATGGCCTCGGCACTGCGATTGAGGGGCTGTGGGACGAGGCAAACACCAACATCAATCAGGCCGTCGACAACAAGACTGCGCGAAACCGCCCCGTCTGGGTGGCCAAGGGGCATTGGGGAACGCGCGATCTCACGCTTCGGGGCGGTTACAACAAGGTGCTAAAGGCTGGCGTGAACGGGTCAATGGACCAGCTCATGCCGCAGGACACCACACAGACCACCATGGCGTTCTCTGATCGCCTTGAGGATTTGATGGACAAGGTGGCTGGCACGGATAAGCCCATCGCGGGCGAGGCCCTTGGCAGTCGCACGAGCGCCACCGAGGCCAAGAACATCTTCGATCAAGCAGTGAAGGCGCCGCTGGCCAAGGTTCAGTATTGGGCCGAGGATCAGCTATTCCCGTGGATGCTCAAGATGGACGCTTCGCTGTCCGACCAGTTTGCGGACCCCAGCCTCACCATCAAGGTGCTGGGCCGGGAGATTCGTCCGGCACGACTGTACGGGCCGTTTGGCGTCAGAGTCACCGTCGTCACTGAGCACGCCAACAACGCCCTTGCCCGTCAGCAGATGGCCGCATGGGTCCAGAACGACCTGCCCATCCTCGCTCCGTACATGTCTCCAGAAGGTCCGGGCATCGCTGGCGAGAAGGCTGCGCGCTCTGCTGGGTTCTCCGCCGCCGAGTCTCAGAAGATGTTTGGGACGAAGAACCTCGCCGACAGCGTCAATCAGGCACGCGAAGAGGCATGGGCCATCCTTGAGGAAGGCGCGCTCATCCAGCCCGACCCAGAGCAGAACCTTGAGGTTCACGTTCAGGTGAAGAGCGAGATCCTGCAACAGCTCAAAGACTTGCAGCGGGCGGGCGATCCCGACGCAGACCCGCAGCGCATTGCCCTACTGGAAGCTCACATCAACCAGCTCAAGCAGATGCAGGCGCAGCAGTCGGCGCAGGCACAGCAGACCGCAGCCAACATCCCCGCCCAGCAAGACCCAACGCAAGGGCAACCCTCCACCTTCGTGGGCGAGAACACGGGTGATCTCATCGCCGCGCAGGAAGGCGCCGTAGCCCAATGAGCGAAGACGAGCTAGAGGGGATCGAGAGTCAGTGGAGCGAGGAGGGCCTGTTCCCGTTTTGCGGGGAAGATCTCTGGATGTCCAAGGGAGACCTCGTGGCCATGCGCTCCATGTTTGAGAGCCGTGGGTTCAAGAACTTCACGCGCATCATCGAGGACCACAGGCGCGAGTTCCGGTCATGCACCGAGGACATCTCTGCCACAGACGCTCAGCGCGCCACCAACGGGGCAATCCTGTGGTTCCTGAACATGATGGAGGCGTGGCCGGACGTGGTCGAAGCTGCCATCAACTCCGCCCCCAAGTCCGACTAGTCGCACATTCTCAAATTTGCACTTGTGCAAAAATGAGAAAACTGCCACATTCCCCTTTGCGGCGATAGGACGCTCCCTCACGTTGAGGAACCCTGTTCGCCATAACAGGAGATACTAATGCCAGAAGGTGACGCACCCCTCGCGGGGAATCACGACGGCGGAGCGGCACAGGAATCGCAAGGCGATGCACCTGAAGTCTTTTTGGAGACGGGCCGATCCCAATGGAGGACCAGAGAAGCTGCGGCAGAGGGCGTGAAAAGCCTAGAAGCCGAGCTGCTTAAGTCGAAGCAAGAACTCAGCGACCTACGTGAAGGACGCGAATCAGCAAGCGCTCAGAAGGAATTGCTTGAGAAGTTGGTGCAAAACACCTCCCCTCAAGGCGAAACCGACACACAGCGCGAAGCGCGGTTCGAGAAATTGCGCGAGGAAGCAGCGGAAAACCCCGGCATGCTGGTGGATTTCGTGAGGGATCTCACCGTTCAGGGTGAGCAGTCGTTCGTCGGGAGGCTCACGCCCCTTGAGGAGCAGATTGCAGAACTGAAGTCGGTAAGGGATGAAGTGCAGGCGCTCAAGGACAGCATTGGTGCTGTTCAGCTTTCACAGAACCCCACGTACCAGCGGTATAAGGATGAGATTGACGAGGTTAAGGGCATCGGCGTTGACGAGGAGACGGCAATCAAGATTGTTGCCGCTCGCCACAAAGACGACGGGCCGGAGATCGAGACATCTCGCATTCCGGGATCAATGAGTTCAGGCAGGATGGTAGGCGGACAAGGCGCTGTTGTGCCGGAAGACGTCATGGCGACGTGGAAAAACGACGCCATCACAGCAGGACACGCAGAGGGTGGCGTTCACTACAACGCCCTCATCGAGCGGTGGACTGATGCGTATCGCAACAAGCAGGGAGCAGCGTAATGGCCAAGGCAACGAACGGTATTAGTGTCAACGAGGATCTACAAGCCCAGATGGAGTTGGCCCGAAAAGCGGGCGCTCAGCATTTGGCTGCACCGGAAATCGAAGTTGGAGACGGCGGGCACAATCGCTCGGCTCTCGGATGGAGATGCATGAAAGACGCAGGCATGAGCAACAAGGAGTTTCACATTCGCTGGGGCAACCCGTCGAACGCGAGCGCCCTTATTGCAGGTGGCTGCATCCCAGTGCCCGATGTGGCTACGGGTGAACAGGTCCGTTCTGGTGATAAGGCACTTCTGTTTGCAGAGCCGAGCGAGCTTCGTCGGAGGCGCATTGCAGCTTCCGAACGTCTGGGCAACTTGCATCAAAACGATGCAGACTCAGCCGATCTCAATGCTCAGCTCGGCGCCGTGGATGCGGGCGCAGGAGTGGACGTGAGTTCTAAGAAGACCAAGATCGCGGCAAAGGACTTGGCTGGTGCGGCAAGCACGGCTGACCCTAGCGATTAGGGAGAAAGAAAATGGCAGCTACAGAGAAACGCCAGATTTGGCGTCACAATAAGAGCGCGGGTCAGGAACCGCAGGCTCAGCGTATCGGCAAGATTGCCGCTTCGCAGGGTTTGATGATTCCGGGCAGTCTGCTCTACCAGTCGCAGGCGGGTACGTTTAAGGCGGTTGACACCTCCGACGGCACCGACGCCATCACACATGTTCTGAACACCGAGATTTCCACGGAGCTTGCGGCTAGCGCCGAGATCTTCGTTCAGGAGATTCAGGATGACGACGTGTTTGCGGTTTATGTTGAAAACAACGGCACGGACGCTGCGGCAACGCAGGCCATCGTCGGCGATCAGTATGGCCTCACGGTCAGCGCTACCGCAGGCGAAGTCGGCTACGTCACCCTCGACACCAACAACAGCAATGCTGTCGTGAAGGTTGTGGACGTGATGGGCAACATCGAGCCTGAACTGTTCGACCTGACCACCGCCCCCGGCGTGGCCCTCGTCAAATTCCTCCCCGCTGTGATTAACGCAGCCAAGGCATAAGGAGTAGTACAATGCCTCAATTCAATCGTACAGGTACTATCCAGCGTGGCGCGGGAGTTGCAGTTGATCAGCTTGATCGCGACTTCGACACCATGGACGTTATCGCAGAAGAGCTTTCGGGCTTGGAACTTGCGGGCCTTTTTGAAGTGATCAGCGCCGAGAGCGCCGCCTTCAAGATGGGCAAGGTGACAACCGCCCTGCCGCTGCCTACCAAGAACCTCGACACCGAGGGGATTCCGTACACCGAGTCCGCACCGGGCTTCAGCAAGGAAGTTGACCTCTATCAGTATCGTCAGGGTACCCGTATCACGGACACCCTGCTTCAGACTGAGCGTTACGGCCTCGCGAAGAGCATGGTTCAGGGTCTCGTTCGCGGCCCTCAGTGGAAGAAGGAGTTCCAGCGCGCTGGCATCTTCAACAACGGCTTCGCGTCTGAGCTTGGCGCAGATGGACAGGCACTGTTTGCCAACGCCCATCCGCACGAGAACATCGACCGTGGCACTTGGGACAACCTTGAGACGGGTACGTTCGATTACGACACGTATCACGCCATGCGCCTGCTTCTGCGGACCATGACGAACTCGCAGGGCTATCCCGACATCGTGATGCCTACGACCCTTCTGGTGCCCCCGGCGCTGGAGAAGGTTGCCAAGGAGATCACGGAAGCGGATCGTGAGCCGGATTCGGCGCTGAACAAGAAGGCTGTTCTGAACAAGTTCAGCATTGTTGTATCGAACTTCCTTTCGAGTTCGACGGCGGCTTATCTGATTGGTGACAAAATGGGCGACGAGCGCGGCATCTTCGAGGCCGAGGCTATTTCCCTGAACACCAAGGACACGAAGCCGAGCGACAACCCGGACATCGTCTGGGCGAAGCGCACCAAGTTCATGAATGCGATGTTCGCCTACTCGGGCAAGAACATCGTTGCAACGGCTGGCTAAGTCAGTTGGGTTTTACCCCCCGCCTCGGGTCTTCCGGGGCGGGGGAGCACCCTCAAACTAAGAGGAGAGAAAAATGGCAGACCAAAAGATTTCACGGGCGAAGGCGCCCAAGGCAGACGACGGGCTTGCGGCGACTGTTCGCTGGCAGGGCAAGGCAATTCAGGTGATTCTCGGCGTTCTCGCGAGCGTTGCGGGCAAGAAGGTGGTCAAGCAGGTGGAAGCAAAACTGGGCGTTGATCTCGATGGCGACGGCAAGGCGGGCAACGCTCGCGTCTTTGCGCTGTTCGCTCTTTCGGTGCTTCTGTTTGTGGGCGTTGCTCACGGCAAGAACCTGTTCACGCTGCATAATGCTGACGCGAAGCACGGCACGTTCAAGGTGCTGAGCGATGACGCTGGCACGGCAACGCTGACGGTGGATGCTGTTGCGGCAACGGTGACGGCGACGGGCGGCTACAGCGGCACATACACCAACGCGGGTCTCGGTGGCGCCACAAACGTCGTCGTGGTTAGCGGCGGCATCGTCACTTCTGTAACCATCACGCCGTAAGGAGGTGCGCTATGGCCAAGTGGCTAACAGCATTTTGCGCCCTTCTGTTTTGCGCGACGGTCTCGATTGCGGGTCCGTACAAGGTTGAGTTCGAGGCCATCTCGGTGGAAACAAACTCTTCATTCACGGCACAGGAAAGCGCCCTCCAATACGGGTACGTCTGACGGGCGCACCGTCCTGTCGATTGCTAGCGTATCTGCGGATGGCGTATATGCCGTTCGTGATGCAGCTACCACGACGGCTGGTGTGGCGATTGCCAATGAGGCGTCTATGATCCCTCTGGTTGGCGAGACGCTTCAGTGCCACGTCAATAACGCCAACTCGACGGGCGTCGTGGCAACTGTCACCGTCTATATGAAGCGGTAATGTCTGACATCACCACACAGGAATTCCTTGAGGTGGTGTCGAATGGCCTCCGGGTTCCGGTTGGAAACGATCGGTTCTCGGGGAACATTCTCTCGGCCATCAACCGAGCCATCAACGACATCAATCAGCATGCCGACACGGAGATCGCCATCGTCCGTCTTGGCTCGCTGAATGACGCCACGATTGGTTTGGATGAGGATTACGAGGGGCTGTTGCACGACGGCGTTCAGTATCACCTTGAGAAGATGGGCGTCAGCAAGCAGGCTGTGGCCCCAAAGGGCGGCGTGAGCATTGCCGACCTCCTCGACCGATTCATGGAGTCGATAGACAACTACTGGTATCAGCAGCTTCTCGCAAGCCAATCCGACGCGTCCAACGACATCGCCGGATTGGGCGCAACCAACTACTAAGGAGGCTCCATGAGCGACAGGAACTTCAACCTGTCTGTGTGGTTGCAGGACTTCCCGGCGAGTCTCGACACAAAGACCGACCCGACGGATCTTCGTGACGGCGCCACCCCTGCCGCTTACGGCCTCGACCTAGACGCCGATCAGCGGCTTGCTGCTGGGTCTGTTCCCACGGGCACGACGCGCACGGCCAAGACGTACGACGACATCGAGGACACGGAGGGCAACGAGTTTACATACTACTGGTATTACAACCGCCTGTGGCGCTGGAGCGGCAACAAGCTCTACTGGGGCGCGCAGGGGTATGACGACTACTTCTTTCCGGTGGGCCGAGAGTTTCGCGAGTTCAACGAGACGGCCACCCCAATCCTCACCGTCCTCCCCTTTGGCGAGTTCCAGCTTGCCGTGTTCAAGAGCGACGCGACGTACGTCCTTAGTAACATACAAGATACTCGCGACCTGACGTTCAAGACGGACGTCTTTCAGGAGATCAGCATTGCCGACGCAACCCATGCCGTTGAGCTTGACGGCGTTGTGTACGCCTCCACGAGCACGGGGCTGAAGGCATTCACGGGCGGCGGCGTGAAAGACCTGACGCGCCTGATTCGTGATGGCGCCACGGCATTCTCGGGAAAGGCCCTGACGGCTGACTATAACAAGAAGCGCATCATCGGGGCGTCCAGTTTCGTGTTCGACGTTGAGACAGAGCGGCTGTTCGACTACACGACAAGCGGCTTTTTGTGGACGTCCCCCGCCCTGAGAACGCGCAGCTTCGCCCCCATGAGCGTTGACTCACTCCTCTTTGCCATCGAACACACTGACTCGGATGACGCCTCGTTCACCATTCAGACGCGCTTGTCGGATGGCCGATGGAGCGACGAGCAGCGCGTGTATTGCAGGTATGAATCCGAGCAGTACGCGTCGGTGGTCCACTACCCCGAAGACCCTTACATGTCGCGCACCTTCCAGATGCGAATTACCGAGATGGATTCAAACATCCGCATCCGCAGCATATCCGTTGAGGTGGCGAACGCGGCTCAATACGAGATGGCAACATGAGCGACCTGATCTCCACAGTGCAGGACAAGGATTGGCGCGAGGGGCGCATCACCGTCAACCCCGTTGAGACGGGCAGCGTCATTGATCGCGTCTGTCCTAACGTTGAGGCCGACAAGGCGCCCGCCATAATGACGGCGCTCCAGACCACCACGCCCATCACCGACCCCGTCATAGATGGCCAACCCGTCACGGGCACATTCGCCGTTACGAGCCACCAGTCACGCGGGCAGGATGATCGCAGCGTCACCATCACTCAGACCTTGACGAAGGTGGCCCTGACGGCGCCAGACACGGCCGCCATCATCACGTCCGGTTCCAACCCCACCATCGCGGGGTCGGGGTCGGCGGAAACGGGGCTCAATCCGGGGCACATTTTACAGCTTGAGTGGAGGCAGATTAACCCTGCATCCGTGCAGACAATTATTGCAGACCGCCGGGATGCGTCCGGCTATCCCATCGTCACCGACCCCGTCCTTGAGGGCGTGACATACGAGGGTGCGTACGCTCGGGGCGTCATTGTTCAGGAGCTTCAGAGCGACAACACCGTGGTGCTGCGTGAGCGCCTAACTCGGGTGACTCAACTCAATGCGGTGGACGGCCCCACGGCCATGGGTCAGTTGGCGGCATTGGCCCCAGTGTTCGAGCGCGGCAAGGCGAAGGTGAACGGCCAGTCGATTGCGGCATGGGAGGCGGAGACGTCCACCCTTACGCTGGCGTTCCCGTGGCTCGATGAGCAGAACGAGACGACGTGCTTGACGCTCATCACCGAGGCGCTGTTTGAGACGCTGGTGAATGTGACTGCCCCGGCTGCTGGCGTGTGGCTGCAAATCCCTGCGGGGAAAGCGTTCGAGCTTCAGGACCGCGTGTTTGATCGGGATGAAGAGACGAACGTCGGCACGTTGCGTCTGACGTATGCCCTGCCGGACATGAACGCCTTCGACTCGGCCAACACAAAAGAGTCGGGTCGGTCGAGCGCATACGGAACGGCGGACGATCAAGAGGCTGTGGGGACGAACGGATCGAAGACGCTGCTGATTCGCGGCGTGGATGTGGACGACATCGTGACGGCCGTTCAGACGGCATTCGGCGATGAGACACACATCATTGGCAACGTCACAACGTCAGATAGCGGGCCAGAGCTAACGGTGCAAGTGACGCTCCGCAGGCAGTTTACGCACAAGACGGATGATGACGAGCCCACGGTTACGAAGCCGGACGGGCGCCATGAGGTCACTGCGCTTGACCGCCGCCCCGCATCTTACACCTTCACATGGACCCGCGTCCCGGCCGCGAATGTCACTGATGTGGAGGACGCGGCAAGAGATCCGCGCAACTACGCGACGGACCCAGACGACGAGACCACGGTGGACGGGGTTCTCTACTGGGGTGTTCTTGACGCGCCGCTTGCCGTGCTCGACGACCTCCGCACTCGGGACAATGGCGACAACACGTACAGCGTCACGGCGTCCCTCCGCATTCCGCTAATCACATATAGCGTTACGAGTGGAGACGACGATGACGACTGGTACGAAACCGACTTCGAGCTTCACAAGGTGTCAGCAAAACCGACGGGAGGTTCCTCGTCGACGCTGCCCGACGTCCCTGCCGACACGTTCTATTGGCGGTGGGTGGGCGTTCGCCGCCGTATTAAGATATACGAGCTGAAGAATTCCAATTTGGCGGATAAGTGGGTTCGCGACGACGGGATTCCTTCGGGGAAGAAGGCCCTCATTGGCAGTAAAACCGAGATGATTGGCGGGGTGATCAAGGCCACGAAGGTCGTTGATCGTTACGTTGGCGACTGGAGCGGGGCGACGCTGCAAAGCGCAACCGGCGCGATGCCGACAGACTGGGCAGCCGACAACACGGTGAGCGGCAAAGGCGCGGCCACGCACTACAGGTAGCCATGGAAGAGGATCGCGACAGGAAGATTGCTGAGCTTGAGTTTGCTCTGGCGGGAGTGGCGTCGCGCATCCGCGAGATGGAGGACGAGCAGACTCGCGCCCAAGCCTCAAATCTGGAGGACTTCGGGTGGGTGAGCTTCGGCGCGGATGTAGACGGAGAGGGCGACCGCCTTGAGGTGGGTGACAAGCGCATCGTTGGCGGGCCGGGAGGGTCTGGCGGGTCGGCCTCCATCAACCATTCTTGGCTGCCCCTGTCTCCCGTTGGCTCCGTTACGATGCAGGTGGGCGACGGAAAGTGGTCTCGCAGGAACACCGACCTTGAGTACGACGGGCTCACCGTGCTCAATCCTTCGGGCGACGGGACGTTCGAGATTGTGGCCGTCCTCACGGCAGACTCCGACAACGAGCCCTTCCGCGACCCGTCCGGCATTGAGGTGAGGTTCCTCGCGTCCGGAGAGACGTTTATCGAGAAGGCGCACTACATGCGTCGGCTGCTTGAGGTGACGTGGGCTGGTGGGGTTATTACGCGCATCGTGCGGCGCACCCTGTCCGACATTGTGGATACGTGCGACACCATCAACATCTCGGAGTCCGAGGGCAGTGACGAGTGGATTGCGACAGACATCAACCCGACCACGCAGGTTACAACCAAGATGATTGTTGAGACTCGCCAAGATCAGAGCGGCGACGATTATGAGGTTGCTGTTTTATACAACCGACCAACGAGCCGCCATCAGGGCTCCACCGACTTCCATAAGTGGGACGGCGGAACGGAAGTGTTCAGGTTCGCCGAGTGCCCAGACGAAGAGAGCAGCGGGTAATGGCGACGACGCTTCTTTACAAGGTTGGGACGGAGGGGGGTGTCCCCGAAGTTCTCACGGTTACGGGTCGGGATGCGGCGAGCGACTGCTGTTGTGACGCCCCCGCAGCCTGCCACTGGTACACAGAGTGGACGTGGTTCTGCGCCATGTCGTGCGACCCGAGCCCGCTGGCCGACCTTGACGCACCCGCTGTCATTGAAGGGTCGCCATACGCCACGGGGCAGTGGAACAACATGGACGAGAACTCCTTGCAGAAGCGCATTACGGGGTCGTTGCCGGATGGGTGGGGAATACACAGAGTCTACTCCGCTGTGGCGCGGCTGCTTGACGGAACGGTGGGAACGTATAAGCGCGGCCTTCCGGCGTGGGTCAATGGCGGAAACTATAACCAGTGTGACGTTGTCCAACACGACGGATATGGATACAGGTGCGTGAGGGCGAACAGCCAGCTCGACTTTGAGGCCACTGTGAACGGCGTGGTTTTTTGGACGAGAGAGAACGCATGGGTGCAGACGGGGTCTGGGACGGTGTGCGTCGAGGAGGGTGACACGCCCGTGTATGCCGGATTTTTTTATCTACACGGATGCGCTGGTCCCGATGTGCTGTCGCCCCGCCCACAAGGACCATGCGGGTATGTCTATCGCATGTACGGACCTCCGCACGGCGACACCTGTTCCTCGTGCCCCCCGTCGTCAGATGCGTCAACCGTTGCCCCGTCGTTTGATATTGAATGCCCCGCCATCACATGCTGCACGCGGCCTCGGTTTGACGCCGCCCCCCAAAACCAACTGCGTCAACCGTGCAAGATTATCATCTCCCATGACAATAGGCAGGGAGAGATAATTGACGTTGCCCTCTCGCTCCAGTCTGTAGAGGATCTCAGGGAGAACAT